TAGACCTTTCATCAGCCATTCGTTATCTCCTAAAACGTTTACGATTGCGCTTGCATTCTGGAAAATCTGGGTTACGGTCGCATACATTTTTCATTATTCTACCTAACCGTTTAGATTGTTTCGCATAATCTATTAAGGCTGCCTTCATTTCAGGATCTTCATCTGCCAAGTCATATATTTTACTAAATGATTTAGCTAGCTTGGGAGCGAACATTAATTTAAAGAACGAACCTACTATTGATTCGCTTATTTGCTTACCATAATGCTCTAATGGTTCTTTTGCCATAATAGTACCCTTCTTTGTTATAAATATAAGGATAGCGAATTATCGTCGTCTAGATGACGCTGCTTTGGCCTTTTTAGTGGCTTCTTCTTCGGCCTTTGATTTTTCTTTGTGCACATTGTCTACACTTCTAATATAGAATGTACGTAACCAGATCGGCATATCATATACATCAGACCAGGTGAATCCACCCTTACCCCAATATATAAGATCAAATATTTGTTTATGAAGTGTAAGTCGGTAGCTAGGCGTCAGGCCAAAAAAAGTTGACTCCTACCGGTAAGCCTAAAGTAAATGGATCTCCAGTCTCTTCATCAATGAATTCAATATCCATATCAACGTCAGGCTGAACTGTTTTCATATGTGCTCGTAAGGCTCGCGAATCAATTGCGTATAATTCATCACGAACAAATTTACGAACTTTTTCTTTGTCAGTATCGCCATCTATAGACGTAATTGAATGTGCCAATCTAGTAGTTAATTGTGGATCAGCACCACCGGTCTTTCGTTGAACCTTTTTAAGACCTTTCAATTCTTTTTCAATCATATCATTGTCTCTATGCGATAGCATTTTAAACGTTATAGTTCGCTTACTGGTCGGTAGCTGGAATGAGAATTCATTTACCCCAGCCTCTATCGAACCTTCGTCAAATGGACGATCATCAATGCTAGTGAGGTCTATTGTTTCTTGTTGCTTCTTACCGGATGGAGTAGTAACCTCTGTTACATAATCTTTACCATATCCTAAGATACGTGCTGCAATCATAATTGCATTTTTATCACCTACCAATAAATCATTGTAATTGATTCTTTGGCCTTCGCCATTTCCTACAATAAGAGATTGAAATAATTTATCTAATACAACTCCTTGCTGAATATATGATTGAGTAGTAAGAATATCTTCTTCTTTAGCCGTCATATATTTCATTTCCACTTTACCTGATGCCAATGGATTGTCTTTTGGATATAGTAATCCCTTAGATGGCAATGTTACAATCTCCGATGGAAATTTAGATGGTTGTGATGCTTCTGGGGTTGGATTGGTTGGTGTTTCAGCCGACCTATGGTTGGGTAATTCGTTGCTCATTAATACTCCTTATAACTTTTATATAAATATGCAGAACAGTAAAAACCTCCATATAAATATGAAGGCCTTTACTTTAAATATATGTTTACAGATTAGAACTGCAATATTGCATAATCATATTTCAGTGTAAGCTCGATCTGAACTGGATCTTCTGTACTCCAATCCATATCACCAAAGGTGGCAGAAGAAATAAAAGCACCTTTCAATGTCCATTCCTCAACTTTATCACCAACTGGTCCTAAAGCATTGAAAGTGATATCTTTCTTGTAGAAGTCAGAATAACCATCTCTACCTGTTACAGATTCGTGATGCAATCGTACCCATTCCATTACTGCCTGAGCACCGGATGGTACTACTGGATCATATAATGTAATGGTAACATCTTGCCAACGACTCTTCCCTTTGATCTTTCTTTCAATATTGATATGATCTAATACAATCTCACCTTGATCGATCGATGGTCTAGATGCAGCTTTAATAAGATATGATGGAATTCCATCTACATACATAATAAACCTGTTACTTACTTTTGGTTCATATGCGGTAAAAAATATCTCGGTTGGATCTAATAATTGTGCCATTTATGTTTCCTCTTTTATATAAATATCTACTTTCCTAATTTTTACTCTGGAAAAGCAGCTCCCGTTGGTAAAACATTGAAATCAATAATAATGAATTCTGCTGTCTTGGCTGGTTGCAAGAATATCTGTCCTACTAATTGATTTCTATCAACTACGTCTGGGGTATTATTTGTTTCATCCATTACTACCTTGAATGCATATAAACCTTGACGTTGCTGGATATCTTCAAAATAAGGATTAACAATAGAAAGGAATCTGTTTCTAGTTGCGGTTGTATTTTGCTCGAATACCAAGAACTTACTAGATGATGCAACAAATTTCTTAGCTGCAATAAGTAATCTTCGTACATTAATTCTATCCAATGCAGATGATTTTTTCTGTAATGTCTTTTGTCCAAATACTACAACTCCACTGTTAGGAAAAGTTGCAATAGGATTAACATTACTTTCATAAAGACTATCTCGGTTGGTTTGAGTTAATTTTCTCTCAGCCCGGATTACTGTTTCCAATCCACCTCTGTTAAGACCTGCTGGTGCAAACCAAGGAGCAGCTACCATATCATTAAATGCATATACTCCTGGAATCAATGTGGTGGCTGGTACCCAAATATTCTGACCTAAATCATTATCTGCAATTTGCAACCATGGCCAATACATTGCATTATAGCTTGAATCTTCGGCTTCTGCCTGAGCTTGTGCTGCTGATAATCCTGATCCGTATAATATTGGATCTGATATCATAAAACAATCGCCTCTACCTTCTACCATGCTTTCTGCCGTAGATAATACAGCACTATGGTTGGTTGCGCTATTAAGTAATCCTGGGAATGATATCAAATTAATATCATATTCATCTTGGTTACTTAATAAATTGATAGCATCTGTATATGATGTTAGGCCGTTAGCTGCAACTCCTAGATTAAATCCTTGAGTATTGGTATTGGTAATGTCATTATAAAATTGCTGCGGATGCTGAACGTTGCCATCTGACCCATTAGCAAATGTTCCTGATACTGCTTGTGGTAATGATGCAGAAGCTGCACTTACTCTAACATTTCCATTTGCATCTAAATAATTAAGAGTGGTTTTAAGTACCTCAGCTCTTATATATTTAGACCTTATTGGGAATGAACCTGATAATTGCAAGAATGGCGAAGTGCCACCGGAATCTCTCATCGTATATTTCTGATCGCCAACTCTACGTGCAATATAATTAGGTGAATTTGGATCTAATGTAAGATTGTTATATTGTTCGACAATACTTTTTCTTTTTGAAGTATCATCACCTCTTCTAACATATAAACTAAATGTACCTAAAGTATTATTAACATTTGCTACTTCCCATCGTAGATTATCAATTGAACCAGAAACAAGCATGCTATTTGTTGTTTCATCTGCCGTTGATCCACTTCCTGCTGTCGATGCTGCAGCTTGACCACTATTCATAATAGCACCATCGGCTAATGTATACAATCTAAATGAATTGCCGGCGGTAACTGTACTAGAAGCACCTGCTAAGGTAAACTGAGTTGCGAATGTCGTTGCATCTGTTGCAGAACTGGTTGCGAATGTAATGCCGTTTCCAGCACCTGCACTAGAACCAGATAATATAAATAATCCAGAGCCACCATCAACGGCTGTTACGCCAATTCCAGATACTCCATTAACTTCGCTTACCAAATTAGTGGCTGTTGCTGTTGCTGTTGAGCCGGTACTAAAGAAATAAAGATCACCATCGGTATCATCTGCAGGTATTGGATTACCTGATGCTATAAATCGATATGTTGTACTTCCTTCGACAATTCGGTATTCTTGGTTATCAACGGCCGCAGCTACTATCGTTACAGAACCACTAGCATAAGTAACACCGGTACTAGTACCTGCATCTTTTACATATGAATCAGCAGGAGCATAACCACCGGCCATAATTCTTGTTACGGTTAATGTATCAGCATATTTTAAATAGTTTTGTGCTGATATAGATGTTAAATATTTATACGACTTTTCATTCGCACCAGAACCACTAGTGAATACATCTCCAAATATTTGTCTGTATTCATCATACCCAGATACAATTGTTGGTACCATTGCTGGACCTTTTACGGTTGGTCCTACAACTGCGGCACCAATTGCACCTATTGCGGCTGGTAAAAATGATTGGTCAACTTCCCTGGTAAACACACCAGGACTTACAATTCTTTCGGCCATTGATTATCCCTTTTATTAAGTTTTATATAAATATGGTATTAATTGGTCAAACAATCGATTCGTTAGGTATAAATTCACCTTTCTCTAAATCAACTGAACCGTCACCGTATTTTTCATTTAACGCTTTAGCAGCATCTTGCTCTTCTTTTTGTAACGTAGTGAAATCTGTATTCAATTTGTTTTTAGCATTATCCAGTGATTCTAAATATTGATGCGTTAATAGCATTTCTATTTCTAACTGCCCAAATTCGTATACTTTTGAATCGCTACGTTCTTTTAGATTTTTTAAATTATCTAGTTCTTCTTGTGTTAACTTTGTTGCCATGATATAACCTTTTAAATAAATATTACGTTATTGATCAAACCGCCGATAAAACGGCAAGAAATTTCCATTCGTGCCTATATCATCTCCATAACCATCGGGTGGCGCTGTAAATTGAGTTTCTGCTAATTTAATCTGCTTGATACCATATTGCTTTTGCACATTTGATTTATATAATTCTGCTTCTGGAAAGATAGTGCCTTTCATTGTTACTGGCAATGTAGCTCTTACGGTTCTGTCTTCTCCGGTATCATTAGATAATTCATTTGCCACATCTTGCACTATACAAGGAAATTTCCAGGTTGTGCCCCATGCAAATCCTCCTAATGGAATTATCTGCTCTAATACTTGATTCATTTGCTCTTGCAATGACGTCCATATGAATACATCATAAGATATATCAACAAACTCAGGTATTAGCGTTACAAAATATTCTTTGTTAGGCTTTGAATTTGATGTTGCAGAGAATCTATCGTATCGATGCCGATTTGTATACTTGCTTTCTAATACTAAATTGTTACCAGCTGGATTTCTGTTAACGTCTAGCTTTTTCATTGTATCACGCTCGACAATAGAATTGCGCCGGATCATAATAAGAGGGGTCATTGTTTTGCCTTTTTTGTCTCTCATATATCCATGCGCCTGCACTTGG